AAGGGTTACTGGGACTCTGCAGACCGTAAGAAGATCAAATCAGTCAAGGAACAAAACCCTGACCTTGATCTTCGTATGGTCTTTCAGGCACCCTACAACACAATCTCTAAAAAAAGTAAAACTACATACGCCGCGTGGTGTGAACGAAACAACATCCCGTGGTGCTCATTTGCAAACATCCCTCTCAAGTGGTTACTGTGAACACCTCTTACAAGTACGGAACTCCTGAGTTTTACGCTGAGCATTTCAGTGATATGATCGCTGATGTAGACAGTGAAGACCCTGCAACTATTGACAACATCCTTGAAGGGTTTATGATGTCGATTGACGAATGGTTTACCTATCACGAACAGCAAGCTAATGCATACGCAAAACTCCGGGAGCGAGTTCGTGAGGCACTTGCCATGTGACAACTGCGGATCGTCTGATGCAAACTCTTTGTACTCAGACGGTCATGCATTTTGTTTCAGGTGCTTTACACATACAAGTGGCAACGAAGTCACACATCACAATCATCAAATGCGAGATGCCCACCTACAAGGCTCAGCCGGAAGGCTGCAGAAGCGACGTATCTCAGAAAAAACATGTGAGCTATTCAAGGCTTACAAAGACGGAGACAACCTACGCTTCCATTACTTCAGCAGCGCTGGAACACTTCTTGGCGCAAAGATAAAAACTAAAGACAAGGACTTCCGTTGTGAAGGCGAGGTCAAAACCCTGTACGGAATGCAAAACTTCCGTCACAAAACTACCAAGAAAGAACAGAAACTCGTCATTGTCGAAGGCGAGATGGATGCTCTGTCTGTGTGGGAGGCTCAACCTAACTGGGATGTAGTAAGCATCCCGAACGGTGCGCCTGCTGCAAAGAAAGCAATCCAACATAACTACGAATGGATCAATTACTACGATAAGATTGTTCTATTCTTCGACAACGATGAAGCCGGTCAGAAGGCTGCCAGAGAGGCTGCCGGTGTCCTACCACCTGGCAAGGTTTTCATCGGCTTTCTAGAGGACTACAAGGACGCCTCAGACGCTCTCCAAGCTGGGGACAGTGAGGCTATCCGAGCTGTGTGTAATTATTCACACGAACAGTACAAGCCAGACGGAATTGTAGATGCAAAAACTCTACTCGAACTTGTTACAACTCCTTCACCACCAGCGGACCATGACTACCCCTTTCAAGGACTACAATCAAAGCTTCACGGGATCAGGTTTGGAGAGCTTGTCTGCATTACTGCAGGCTCAGGCACGGGAAAGTCGTCCTTTTGTAGGGACTTATGTACTAACCTGCTTAACAAAGGAGAACGGGTCGGTTACTTGGCACTTGAAGAGTCAAACCGTCGTACAGCTCTCGGACTTATGTCCGCCTCAGTCGGACGATCGCTCCACCTCGGAGACCCTGATCGATCTGAGCTGACAGAAGCATTCAACAACACGATTGCCAAGTGGAACTTGCACCTGTTCGATGGCTTCGGATCGTATGATCCCGATCACATCTACGAACGGATCGAGTACATGGCAAGCGGTCTTGAGACACGTGTGGTATTCTTAGATCACCTCAGCATCCTGCTCAGCGGACTTGATGGGGATGAACGTAAGATGATCGACACAACTATGACCAAGCTGCGCTCATTGGTTGAGCGTACTGGTATTTCTTTGTTCCTTGTTTCACACCTACGGAGAACCACATCAGATGTCAACCATGAAGAGGGAGCTAGAGTCACGCTCGGGCAACTTAGAGGATCCGCTTCTATTGCTCAACTTAGTGATGCAGTCATTGCCCTCGAGCGGGATCAGCAGAGTGGAGCTGAACGAGCTGCTACGACAGTGCGAGTCCTTAAGAATCGATATTCTGGCGAGGTTGGCGTCGCCTGTCAACTGACTTACGATTTATCAACCTGTAAATTCAATGAAACTCAACCCGAAGCAGATTTTGATCCAACAACCGATTTCTGAATCCGAGATCGAGCACCCTTGGCTGCCTCACCCACCTAACCCGCCCACTCCAGAAGCAGTTGAAAAAGCACAGTTCGTGGACAAAACATACAAGTGGAAGGGATCTGCAGCGTATAAAGCTGCTAACACTAAACCTTCTAACTAACGGATTGATCTTCGTAACTAACTTGTTCATTGTTGCTGGCGTTATCCGCCATTGGAACGATGTTAATTTTTGACTTAGAAGCTAACGGACTTCTAGATGATGTTACCCGTATCCACTGTCTTGTCATCTATGATACTGAAACTGACCAGACCCTTCGTTACAATGACGAAGGTAATACTGAACCCATTACTAAGGGCATTCAGCGTTTGGAAGATGCTGAAGTTATCGCAGGTCACAATGTCATCGGATATGATTTACCCTGCATCAGAAAAATCTATCCGTGGTTTGAACCGACCGCCTTGGTCGTTGATACCCTTCTTCTCTCGCGGTTATACCACACGGACCTGAGGGATATCGACATGAAGCACAAGTGGAAGAACATGCCGCTGCAACTGTACGGCAGGCACAGCCTAGAGGCTTACGGTCACCGCTTGTCTGAATACAAAGGTTCGTTCGGTAAAGACACAGACTGGTCTGAATGGTCGCAAGACATGGAAGACTACTGTGTACAAGATGTTACTGTTACTAAAAAACTATGCGATCACTTCCACCCCTACCTGAGTGGGTCGCGCTAGAGCATGATGTCGCACGAATCCTCACCAAACAAGAACTTCATGGATGGTACTTTGATGAGCGCTCTGCATGGCAACTTGCATCGTCTCTCAGAACCGAACTTGAAAAAACTTATCAACTACTACGCGACAAACATCCTTTCGTCTTCGGATCAAGCTTTACTCCTAAAGCAGATAACAAGCGATACGGATACGTAAAAGACTGTGAGATAACCAAGCTCAAAGAACTGAACCCTACTTCGAGAGATCACATATCATGGATCCTGCAAACATTTCATGGTTGGAAGCCGAAGCTTCTGACTCCTACTGGGAAGCCCATCATCGACGAAGTTGTCTTGAAAGAGATTGCTGCCGATGGGATTACGATTGCAGAGGACTTTCTGAAGTGTCTCGATATTACGAAGAAATTGGGGATGATCTCGGAAGGCACGAACGCATGGCTGAAGCTATGTACGACGTCTAAACGGATACATCACCACTGTTCAGTATCAACGAATACACATCGTTGCGCCCACCGAAATCCAAACTTGGGGCAAGTCCCATCAGATCATGACTTCAGAAAATTGTTCATGCCCACACCAGGGCAAATTATGGTTGGTGCTGATCTTGCAGGCATTGAACTCAGGATGCTTGCTCATTATCTTGCTAGGTATGACCAAGGTCGTTACGCTGACATCCTCCTTAACGGAGACATTCACCAAGTTAATGCCGACAAAATCGGAATTAGTAGACGGGATGTCAAAACTGTCACCTACGCCTTCCTCTATGGGGCAGGTGACGCAAAAATCGGACACTCTTTTGACTCTTCCCTAAATGATAGCGCTGCCAAACGTAAAGGCAAGGAGATCAGGTCCGCGTTTGTGGACGCTATTGATGGACTTGCCGAGCTTCTTGAGGCAATCAAGACAGCGAGTGAGAAGGGTTTTGTTCGATCAGTAGACGGTCGCAAGATCCACGTTGATAGTCCACACAAGTCACTTAACTACCTGCTTCAGTCAGGAGCTGGTGTCTTGGCTAAGAGATGGATGGTCATCAACCACCAAAATACACAAGAGCTGTGTTGTTCTCAGCTCGCCTTTATACATGACGAATTACAATTTGAATGCCACCCTGAGCACGCAGAGCAGTTATCAGCATCCCTGGTACGCAGCGCTGAAGAGGCTGGCAGATACTACAAACTACGCCTCCCAATCGAAGCAGAAGCAAAGCAAGGGAGAGACTGGTCGGAGGTCCACTAATGCGTAAAAACTTAGTTAACAAAATTAAGTTTGAATCTAAAGCTAAATTTAAACACACCCGACAGGGGCAGGGCAAGCGCAGTAAACCCTCCCATGGCAGGAAACTGTCAAGGGGACAGGGGAAATGAAGCTCCTGATTGACGCCGACTACATTGTGTACAAGTCTTGCGCTGGTGCTGAAGATGAAATTGATTTCGGGGATGATGTAATCCTTGTGATCAGTAAATTCTCCGAAGCAATGAACAATGTACTGCGTGAGCTGAACAAGATTAAGAATGAGTTCCTTTGGGACACACCAGAGCTGGTGCTGTTTTTCAGTGACTCTAAGAATTTCAGGAAAAAAATTTACCCAGAATACAAAGGGCATCGAAATCGTAAGAAGCCCTGTGGATATCGTCGGGTAATTTCTGAACTGCAGAAAACCTACGAAGTTATTAGGATGCCTGAGCTAGAAGCTGATGATGCCATGGGTATCTACGCTACAGCTCACCCTGGTAACATCATTGTCAGCCCTGACAAAGACATGCGTCAGATCCCTGGCAAACTATTCAACCTTGAGGAAGTGATTGAAGTCACTGCCGAAGAGGGTATGAAATGGCATCTAGTCCAGACTCTTGCTGGTGACCAGACTGATGGTTACAGCGGTGTGCCTGGCATTGGAATCAAGCGTGCTGTCTCTTTGTTTGAAGAGAACGGTTACACTTGGGATACTGTTGTCAAAGCATTTGCTGACAAAGATCTTGATGAAGAGGTAGCCTTGACTAATGCCAGACTTGCACGCATTCTTACATACACAGATTATGACCAACAAGAACACAAGGTCATTCCCTGGACTCCCTCCGCCGCCGGTCTTTGAACTGACGGTGGAGCAAGAGTTTAAGATTAGACGCCTTACAGATTTGCTGCCCGAAGCAGACAAAGCCGACATCATTACTTTGTTTTTAGCGCTGCAACGGCAGAACTTCTGTCTTAGTAACAACGTTTCAAACCTAGTAAAACATTGGAACACAGATCACCCGCCCATTACACCCGAGGATCTATAGAAGTCTGGGATTTTATTCGAGACCAGGAACTTAACTATCATCTCGGTAATTCAATCAAGTACATCTGCCGTGCTGGCTACAAAGACAGTAAGGTTGACGACTTGAAAAAAGCCATCCATTATCTTGAGAATGAATTAGAGCATGTCATTGCTGAGCAACCAAGCCATCGAGTTCCGCCGAGCGTACAATATACCGAACGATTTGAACCGCCGTGGAACCCAGCGGACTTTGATCGTTGAAGAGTTCAAAGAGTTTCTTCAAGCAGATCAAGACATGGCACTCATGCATCCGCAACAGCGAGCGGATTGCTTAAAAGAATTAGCTGACTTAATTTACGTCTGCGCTCAGTACGCAGAGAACATGGATTGGGACATCGAGCAAGCGCTCAGGCGTGTCCACATATCTAACATGTCCAAGCTAGGTAACGACGGCAAACCGATCTACCGCGAGGACGGAAAAGTCCTCAAAGGACCGAACTATCAACCACCTGATTTATCTGATTTAGTTTAATGTCTAACCTTATTGCTCGGACAGGACGTGTTCAATCCTGGCTCGATAATCCCACCTCTCGTCTACCCGTATCTTGTACAGTCTTCGTTGTTGAAGACACAATGGAGGGACAAAATGGAATCGAAGCAAGTTGGCGTTTTGTGTCGCATGCTCTGCGATACGGAGCAGGCTGCGCGGTCCACCTGTCGGAACTGCGACCCCGAGGTGCAGAAAATGGAAAGGGACTTGTGGCTTCAGGCCCTGTCTCTTTTGCCAAAATCTACTCAACACTGAATGAAATCCTGCGTCGCGGCGGTGTCTACAAGAACGGAGCTGTGGTGTGCCACCTCGATCTCCGGCATAAGGATGCTCTAGAGTTCATTCAAACTCCCAGGTCTGAGTTGCCTTGGGTTAAGCGCTGTATCAACATCACTCCTGAGTGGTGGGATGAGTGTGAATTTAAAGAACAGCTGCTCCATGGCATTAAGTCTGGTGACATCTGGTTAAACAAAGTTAAGTATGACAATGAAGGAAACCGAATCCGCGGAAATGTCTGCTTGGAGGTATACCTGCCCTCACGAGGAACGTGCTTGCTACAGCATGTCTCTCTCGGTGCCTGTGAGTTCGATGATATCCCGCGAGCTTTTGTTGAGGGCATGTCCGAGCTGTGTAGCCTCCATGGCAAAACAGGTGTTGGAGAAAGCGGTGAGTACCTCCCTTCAGAAACCGACCGACAAGTTGGGCTGGGACTACTCGGACTTGCTAACCTTCTACGGCGCTACGGAGTAACCTACGAACAGTTTGGTATTGCTTTGGAGCAGTACAACAACGGTGAGGTAGTACGGACACCAGCCTATGAGCTGGTCTCGCAGTTTGCCATCGGCGTTGAGGGTGCTGCCCAAGTTGCTCGTGCCAATAATATGGTACGTGCATTTGCGATTGCCCCCACTGCGTCCTGTAGCTACAGGAGCAAGGATCTGGATGGCTTCACTAGCGCACCAGAGATTGCACCACCGATCAGCCGCACGGTAGACCGTGACAGCGGCACCTTCGGTGTTGAAACATTTGAATATGGCGACGTAGAGATCGCCTCAGAAGTTGGTTGGGACAACTACAAGCGTGTTGCTGAT